AACGGGGTACCCCCAAGCGCCGCGCGGCGCACATGTACATCAGGACCCCCGCATGTAATTTTTTTGAATTTTATAAAAAGGGGGGGTATAGTGCAGCATGGAACCCAAAAAGCGCGGTAGGCCCAAGGGGTCTAAGAACAAATTGTCTTTTGATTTGAAAGACGTAATGGCTGGTCGTATGACTGAGAAGTCTATGAAGCAGTTAGAGCGGTTACTCGAAGATCCAGAGACTCCTCATGGGGCTAGGCTTAAGGCTATTGAGCTTGTGCTGGCTTATGGGCATGGCAGACCACAGCAGACTCAGTTGGTTGGGGTTGAGGCTGGGCCTAATTTAAAAGAAATTATGGTTAGGTTTATGAAGCCTGAAGAAACCCTTAAAGACATTCGTGAGGCCAATATGCAGGTTATCAATCACTTTGATCCCGACAACCCTAAACGAGATAAGCACTAGGGGTTGTATTCTTTGGTCGAAAGAAATCTAGATTCCGGGATTTTAATTACTCATGGTGGTAATCGGGTAATTATTGACGATGCGATATCTATTGATGACGCCGTTTCTTTGCGGCGGAACCTTGGGCGTTTGAGTTGGGAAGATCCTAGAATACAGGAGCCGCTGGATTGGATGCGTTCCTTTTTTCCTGTGTTGATCGGCGATAGCGCTTATGCGGTGGTTGAGCATATGCCATCCGGGCATCCATGGCATACTGATACTGGGTCCAATAATCATATGCCTTGGTGCCGATACTCTGCATCTGTTGGACTTTCTCCCAAAGAGGACTATAGTGGAGGGGCATTCCATTTCAAAGATATGGGGCCGCTTCATATGTTCAGGGGCATGATAGCATATACATCAAACTTTGAACATATGGTAGAGAGCCATAGTGGGAATAGATTTGTTTTGTTAATGTTTTTTGAGGGCGAAGATGGCTGAGTTAATTATTCCTTACCAGCCTAGAAAATTGCAACAGGACCTGCACAACGACCCTACTCGCTTTAAAGTTTTGGTTTGGCATCGGCGGGCTGGCAAAACGGTCTGGGCTATCAACGAGGCAATACTAAAAGCTATTAAATCTATGGGGGAGGGCAAACCCCGGCCTCGCGTAGCTTACATTGCGCCGTTGCTCAAACAAGCCAGAACGGTGGCGTGGGATTATGCAAAAGAGTTTACGTCTCAATTGCCGGGATACCGCCCCAATGAAGGCAACTTGCATATTGATTTCCTAGACGGCTGTCGCCTTAACCTTTATGGATCTGACAATCCTGATGCTGCTCGTGGTATTTACCTTGATTTTGTGGTGATGGATGAATACGCGCAAATGTCTCCTAATATGTGGACAGAAATTATTCGACCTGCGCTTTCTGACCGCCAGGGGTCTGCTGCTTTTATCGGCACTCCAAAAGGTAAAAATTCTTTTTATAATTTGTACAAACGCGCCCTAGATGACAAAAGCAAAGAATGGGCAGGTTATCTCTACAAAGCGTCTGACACGAACTATGTGAACAAAGGTGAGCTGCTGTCGGCGCAAAACGACATGTCAGAAGAAGAATACGCGCAAGAATATGAGTGCTCTTTTGAGGCTGCCATACAAGGGGCTTACTATTCTAAACAAATGGAGCGCCTTACAAAAGAGGGGCAAATTTGTTCTGTGCCATATGAGTCCGCCCTTTCGGTCAACACGGCATGGGATCTAGGTTTGGACGATATGACATCTATTTGGTTTTACCAGCTAGCTGGCAAAGAGATTAGGCTTATAGATTATTACGAAGCAAGTGGGGCGGGCCTTCCCCATTACGTTCAAGTCTTAAGGGAAAAAGGCTATACGTATGGAGAGCATCATTTGCCTCACGATGTAAAAGTTAAAGAACTGTCTACAGGTAGATCGCGGTTAGATGTTTTGAGATCTTTGCAATTAAACCCGCTATACGTTGTCCCCAAACTGGGCATTGAAGACGGCATCAACGCTGTGCGCTCTATTCTTTCTAGATGCTGGTTTGACGAACAGAAATGCGCCAGAGGCATAGAGGCTTTGCGCCAATACAGAACTGAATACGATCAAAAATCCCAAACTTTTAGAGCTAGACCTTTGCACGATTGGACCTCCCATCCGTGTGATGCATTTCGTTATTTGGCAGTGTCTTTGCGTGAAGCTGTAGATCAAAGGACTCTTCCAAAATTTGCAAACCAAGATTATGATGTTTTTAACCCTTTGGGCGAGGACGCAGGTCTTGCATCATCTAATGATTGGGCGCCGTGGTGATTAGACCGTGGGTTGAAGATGATTTAGATTTATTAATTGCAATGGGCCAGAGGCTTCACAACGAAGCTGAAGCGTATAGCCATTTTGAATTTTCACCTTATAGGGTTATGCAAACTTTTTTTGGGATTATGCAAAGCGAAGACCAGGTTGGTTTATGTTACGATAAAGATGGGATTAAAGGAGCAATGGCAGGTGCCATCTACCCACAATTTTTTTCTAAAGGCAAAACAGCCTCTGAGCTTTTTGTTTTTGTAGAACAAAACGCACGAGGTGGATTAATTGGAAAGCGTTTGCTTGCTGGATTTGAGCATTGGGCAACAGCAATGGGGGCCAAAGAAATTAGAGTTGGAGTGTCATCTGGAATATTGCCCGGAAGAACTGTTGGACTTTACAAAAAATTAGGGTACAATCCAACGGCTACGCAATTAAGAAAGACTTTGTGATGGGCAGGGTTGAAAGCAATTGTCAACAACAAGACACTAGCTTATTAAGAAAGGCATAAAAATATGGGTGGAATTTTTAGTTCTCCAGCTCCGCCGCCGCCGCAACTTGCTCCAGCGCCCGAGGCCCCTGCTGAAAGCGATGAAGACGTTCGGGCCTCGCGTGAAAATGAACGTAAGCGTCGGCTAGCTGCCGCTGGCCGTCAATCTACTATTTTGACTGGCGCTACTGGCACCGCTGAACCAACAACTGAGAAGAAAACTCTACTAGGTGAGTAATGCCCCTTTTGCGAGGCACTTCCCAAAAAGCATTGTGGAGTAATGTTAAAACTCTTATGAGCGAAGGCTACAAGCGCAACCAAGCAATCGCTATTTCTGCTAGGAAAGCTGGGAAAAAACGTGTCTCTAAAAAGAAATAGCAACGAAACATTTGTGCGTCAGGTGGCTCTGTGCCATGACGCATTAGATAGTTCTATTTTACAAACTGGAGTTGTAAATCCCCTGCCCACTTCTGATTTTTTGCATCAGATGGCAGTAGCAAACAATGAGATTAATAGCCTAAAGTCTATTTTTAAGTTTGGCTTTAACCCAGATATTAATAGCATTGAAGAAACTATTTGGGATCAAGGTGGAATATACTCTTATCCAGCATCAGCCATTCAAATAAAAGTTTCTAGTACAAGCGCAAACGACACCGCCGCCGGAACTGGGGCAAGAACAGTTACGGTGTCTGGCTTAGACGAGAGCTATAGCGAAGCGGAAGAAACCGTTTCTCTTAATGGGCAGACTGAAGTTTTAACAAACACAACCTTCATCCGTGTCTTTAGGGCGTTTGTAGAAACCGCTGGAAGCAGCGGCACTGCCGCAGGTAATATTTACATGGGCAATGGCGTAGTATCAGGGGGCGTCCCTGCTACGGTTTATGCAAAAATTTTACTTGGTGAAAATCAAACATTAATGGCGGTTTGGACTGTGCCAGCAGGGTACACGGGGTATTTGACTAAAATTGATGTAGGCACCGGAACCTCTAATATCAATCAATACATTAAGGCAAGAATTATTCAGCGTTCCTTTGGCGGTGTTTTTAGAACAGCAACAAAAATTACTCTTCAAACTGGTCTAATAACTTTAAACTTTTCCAACCCAATTGTTTTCTCAGAAAAAACAGACATTGAAGCAAGAGCGGTTAGCTCTGGGTCCAACAACCTAATATTTGCCGACATGTTTATAGTTTACAAACTTAATTAACTTGAAAAATTTGTAGAAATAACGGATAAAATAACATGGAACCAAAAAAATATTTAGCCAGACTAGAGTCGCTAGAATCAGATAGGCGCAACTGGGAATATCATTGGCAAGAAATTGCAGAGGTGGTATTCCCCCGCCGTTCTGATTTTGTCACATCGGTTGTGCGCGGCGAGCGCAAAAACACTAAGATTGTGGACTCTACTGCTGTTTTTGCTAACGAACTTCTCGGCGCTGGTTTGCATGGTATGCTGACCAACCCAGCGTCAAAATGGTTTAAACTTCGTCTTAGCAATCCACGGTTAATGGAAAACACTGATGTTCTTTCGTGGCTAGAGGAAGTTGAGCGATTAATTTATCTGTCTTTAAACTCGCCTAGGGCGTCTTTTGCATCACATATGCATGAATTATATTTAGATCTTACTGCCTTTGGCACGGGGGTTATGTTTATTGGGGAAGGCGAAAAAGACGGAGAATTGTTGTTTTCTACTAAACATTTGAAAGAGTGTTACCTTGCAGAGGATATGCAGGGCTTCATCGATACGGTTTACAGAAAATTTGAATACACTGTTCGTCAGATTGTACAAAAATGGGGATACGATAAAGCTGGCAAAGCGGTGCAAAAAAAATATGACGAAGGGAAATTTGATGAGAAATACGATGTCATCCATGCAGTTCAACCTCGCAAGGATAGAGATCCTAATTCACTTGACCGCTCTCAAATGCCAGTTGCGTCTGTGTATATGTTGGCGGAAGGCGAAGTTATTCTTGACGAAGGCGGCTTTGAAGAAATGCCGTATGTTGCGCCACGCTGGTCTAAGGTTTCTGGTGAAATTTATGGACGCGGCCCCGGTGTTTCGTCTTTGCCTGATGTTAAAATGCTACAACAAATGGCTAAGACTGTCATCAAGGCTGCACAAAAAATTGTTGACCCACCGCTGTTAGTTCCTGATGACGGTGCATTAAATCCTGTTCGCACAGTTCCTGGCGGGCTTAATTTCCGCCGTTCTGGGTCTGACCCTATTACGCCTTTGCAAACTGGCGGCAATATACCTATTGGCATGGAGATGATGAACGAGGTGCGTTTGCGTATTCGTTCGGCATTTTACATTGACCAACTGCAACTCCAGCAAGGCCCACAAATGACGGCCACAGAAGTTCTTCAGCGACAGGAAGAAAAACTTCGCATGATGGGTCCAGTGTTGGGTCGATTGCAATCTGAAATGCTAGGCCCTATGGTCGAGCGAGTGTTTAATATTTTAAATCGAAACAATAAGTTTCCACCTGCGCCAGAAATTTTAGACGGCGCTGAATATGATGTTGAATACGTTTCGCCTCTTGCAAGAGCACAGCGACAATCTGAAGCTAACGGGCTTCTTCGCGTGTTTGAGATTGGCAGCCCTGTTATTCAACTACAACCCGAATCTGCCCAAATTATTAATGGAGAGGACACGATCCGCTATTTGGGAGATTTGTTTGGCGTGCCAAACAGTCTGTTCAAATCGCCGGAAGAAATGGCGCAGATTAAGCAGCAGCAGCAAGAAATGATGCAACTGCAACAAGGGTTACAAGCCGCAGGTCAAGGTGCGGATGTCCTCCAAAAACTCACACAAGGTGCATGACAAACCGTTCAAAGTTAACGCAACGGGCCAACGACTATAAAGTAACATTTGGAACAACTGAGGGAAAACGTGTCTTAAATGACATCGTTGGACATTGTTTTGTTCTGGATACAACTATAGCCGAAACACCCGAAGCTACTGCATTTAATGAAGGAATGCGTAATTCTGCATTGAGAATTATGTCTATTCTTCATTATTCACCAGTTGATTTTTTACAATTACCCAAGGAGATTGACTCTGATGTCTGAAGAAATTGAACAAGAAGATGCTTCTGCTGAGGCTACACTTACGCCAAAAGTTGAGGCATCTACGGAAGAAAACTGGCGCTCCGCTTTGCCTGAAGAATTGCAATCTAATCCTAACCTGGAAAAGTATTCATCAGTTGAGTCATTGGCTAAGGCCTACATTAACGCATCGTCAATGTTGGGTCGGGATAAACTCAATATGCCTAAAAGTGACGAAGAGTGGGGAGACTTTTACAACAAAATAGGCCGACCTGAATCTCCTGACGGGTATGAGTTTGAACTACCACAAATGCCTGAAGAGATGCCAGTTGACGAAAATATGATGGGCAACTTTAAAGAAGTGGCGCATCAAGCTGGCTTGACAACAAAACAAGCAAACGAATTGCAAAAATGGTATTTTGGGCAAATGGGTGAACAATTCGAAAGCATGGTTCAAAGCTCAGAACAAGAAATGACTGAAGCGCAAAACGCCCTTCGGAAGGAGTGGGGCAGTGCCTATGACAACAAATTAAACCAAGCAATGCGAGCCGTGCGCGAGTTTGGCGGGCAAGATCTCGTAGACTCTTTAGAGGAAGCTGGAGTTGGAAATAACACTGCGCTTATTAAAGCTTTCGCAGAAGCTGGTGGCCGAATTATGGGCGACAAAAATCTTGCGGGCGACAATGAAGGCGGCAGAACTCCAGCAGAACTCAAAGCTCAAATTGCCAAAATTCAAAGTGATCCAGCGTTTTATGATGCTGAAAACCTTGAGCGCCCTGCGATGGTCCAAAAAATGCAAGCTTTAATGGAAGAACTTCATGGAAGGGATATTATCGGTGAGTACACTGTCGGACGTTACTGAGGTAAGATTGCGCGTCCTAGATATATTAGGGCGACATGCTAGTACAACTGATTGGAGAGATGTTGACAATTTGGCAGAAAAAGTTAGAATACTTTCTGACTTCTGCATGGATGCAAGAACTATCAAGCCTCCCGCAAGGAGAACGGTGAAAGCGCCCAGCAAAAGTCCAAAAGGCTAGGATACCGACTATTGTCGCCCAAGCGCTTTAGTCTCGCATCAGGTTAGGCCGGATTAATCCGATACCCTATTGCCAAGCGGGTTTTGTTTTAATTCGTCTTAACTTTGATGGAGGGACAAATGTCCATTCAAATTACCACGGCATTCGTTGAGCAGTACTCTGCTAACGTTATGCATCTTTCGCAGCAGAAGGGTTCGCGCTTGCGCCCTGCTGTTAGCTCTGAAACGGTTACCGGCAAAAACGCATTCTTTGAACAGATCGGTTCAACCACCGCTCGCGTTCGCCCGTCGCGCCATGCCGACACTCCGCAGATTGACACGCCTCACGCTCGTCGCCGAGTTTCCCTTGTTGACTATGACTGGGCAGACCTGATTGACAATGAAGATCGTGTTCGCATGTTGATTGATCCGACTTCTCCTTACGCCCAGGCTGCTGGCTTTGCCATGGGTCGCGCGATGGATGAGCTGATCATTTCCGCCGCTGACGGCACGGCCTATACTGGCGTAGATGGCTCGACGGCCACTGCGTTTGACACCAGCAACATTGTTGACGTGCAAGTTGGCTCGGGTTCCCCGGCCTCAGACGTAGGTCTTAACGTTGCTAAACTTCGCGCCGCCAAGGAAATTCTTGACGCAAACGAAGTAAACCCTGAAGAAAGCCGCTTTATTGTTTTGAACGCAAAGCAGCTTAAAAACCTGTTGGCTGAAACGGAAGTTACAAGCTCCGATTTCAACGTGGTCAAAGCCTTGGTTCAAGGTGAAGTTGATACCTTTATGGGTTTCAAATTTATTCGCACTGAACTTATTGGCGTTGATAGCAACGCTGACCAAAAGGTTCTTTTCTTTGGGCAGGAAGGCATTAAGCTTGCTGTTGGCTCAAACCCAATGGCTCGTATTTCGGAACGTGCCGACAAAAACCATGCAACGCAGGTCTTCTATTCCATGTGCATCGGGGCAACCCGCATGGAAGAAAAGAAGGTCGGCTACATTGAATGCGACCCTAGCTAAGGAGGCTTAAAATGACTGTTCTTTATAGTGCAGAAATGAACGGGTTGCTTAACACCGTTCCTTCAGAAGTTGCAGATGGCAGCAAGGTTGATGGCAACGTCCGCGTTAAACGTGCAACTATTACCCTTGCCGCTCAAACTACGTCAGACACGATTGTTATTGCTAAAGCGAAAGCTGGCGAAAACTTCTTGTATGGCGTCATGAATAACAGTGCCACGCTTGGCGCTTCGGCTACCGTCGCAATCGGCATTACCGGGACTACCGGTAAATACCGTGCTGCTGCGACCAAAACCAGCACCACGCCGGAAGTTTTCGGTCCTGTTGCTGCGATGACTAAGCTGACCGCTGACGAAGAAATCTTCATCACCATTGCTGCTGCCTCTCTTCCGGCATCCGGCACGTTGGTTGTTGATCTGTATTTCTCAGCTACCTAATGGTAAGGGGCGGTAGGCAACTGCCGCCCCATACCTTTTGATTTGGAGAGGTTAATGGCGTCTGAAGTTCAAATCTGTAATTTGGCTTTAGCTAAAATTGGCGACGAGCAAATTACCTCTCTTACAGACAATTCTAAATCTGCTAGGCTCTGCAATCTTGTGTATGAGTCTTTTCGTGATTCTGTGCTAAGAGCGCATCCATGGAACTTCGCAATCAAACGAATTGCTTTAGCAAAATCAGCCGACATTCCAGCCTTTGATTACACAGCGCAATTTGCTCTGCCGACAGATTTTTTGCGGATCGTTTCTACAGATCTTCTTAACGACGAACAATACAAAATTGAAGGAAAGTTTCTTCTTGCACATTCGTCTGCGGTTAAAATTCGCTATGTCTCTAAAGTTACAGACCCAAATGAATTTGATTCGTTATTTATAGAGGCGCTAGCAGCGCGAATATCTGCAGAGTTATCTATAGCAATAACAGACAACAGAACATTGTCAGTTGATTTGTTTAACCTGTATGTTTCTAAGTTGTCCGAGGCAAGAAGCATTGATGCCCAAGAAGGTACGCCAGATAACATTACTGCAGATCTTTGGTTGGGTTCGCGCCTCTCTTATACTAATCCGGTAGACTAATGCCACAAGCATCAGTAGCTCTTACAAACTTTACGGCAGGTGAGCTGTCTCCACTGATGGAGGCTCGTGTCGATCTTGCTCAATACCAAAACGGGTGCCGGACAGTTAAGAATTTTTTAATACACCCTCAAGGCGGAGTGTACCGTCGAGGAGGAACAGAGTATATTGCTAGCGTCAAAACGCCCTCTAAAAAAGTTAGGCTGGTAGCATTTGAGTTTTCTGTCACTCAAGCTTATGTCCTTGAGTTTGGCGAAAATTATATTCGATTTTATGCCAATCAAGCTCAAGTTGTTACAGGCTCGCCATCCGCGCCCCTAGAAGTTGCCACTACATACACTGAAGACCAGCTATTTGATCTGCAGTTTGCCCAATCTGCTGACATTCTTTACATTACTCACCCAGAACATGACCCTGCTATTTTGTCACGGCAATCGGCGACGTCATGGACTTTGGCCGACATTGTTTTTGAGGACGGCCCATACATTGAAGAAAACATTACAGACACAACTTTAGCCCCCAGCGGCACCACGGGCAGCATTACTATTTCGGCATCTGCCGTTACAGGGATCAACAGCGGGAATGGGTTTGTTTCTACGGACGTTGGGAGACTTGTCCGGATTGGTCATGTGGCATCCGCTTGGACAGCCAGCACGGCGTTTTCCGTTGGAGACATTGTTAGAAATAACAACAACGTGTACGAAGCTACCAGGGCTGGGACATCTGCTGGTTCAGGCGGGCCGTCT